GCTTAATAGAAAATTTAAATTTAATTTGGGAGGAAAAAGAACCAATGTAAACTCAAATATGATAAGCGAGGGTGGAAATGAACGAGGAAATGTTTTTAATATGACGCAAAACGAACAGAACGCCGCTGGGGGATATGACAATATTCCAGAAAATCAAGTGACCGCAGAACAGATTCAACAAATGTTGAATGACGGCGGTGGGTTTGTAAGTTTAGGTGAGGATGGATTTTTCCCAGGAGCAAACAACACTATGAGCAACACTTATGCTAGATCAACTAGAAACTCCAGATCAAATTTACCGCAAAGCTACCAAGATAGCCCGTATATTCAGCCGGGAAGTTATGCTTTTGATACTGCACCTAGTGCATATAATGAAGAAGAAGAAATTGATTTTGATATGGCCGCTTATGAAACCAGCCCAGAAGGAATTGAAGAATTAGATACGGCTGCAAGAAATCAGGATTATGATATGCAAGGTCTTACAAAGCCGCAAAAAGTAATGGCTGAAAGAAAATTTAGGCAGAAAGCAGAAGCTGCTGAAAAAAATAAAAGAATAGCAGCAGCCTTAGCTGAAAGAAAAGCTAGACTTGAAGCGCAAAAAAATAACTAATTAATATTACTAAATAAAAAAATATGGCTTTTTACATGAAATACGGCGGTCAAGGCCCGCTAGCAAAAAAATCTAATGGGGCTTTAAGAAATAAAAGCGGACTACTTATGTCACCTTTTGCTGCGGTAGATTGCGGGGATCCTACTCCAGATAAACCTAATCGAAGACCTTGCGGAGAAGAAGGTAGGATAGTTACTGGCAAAACAACTGAAAGAAGAGATGGAGACCAAGGATATGGAGACTACAGTATAACAACTTCTAATGTTGAAAATTTAGTTGGACAAGACAAAGATAAAATCCCCGCTACCGTCAAACCTCCTTCGGAAAGCTCTTCTGAAATAACTAATGAATCAAAGAAAAAGAAAAAACCCTATGTAGGGGCAGCTAACGATGCTTGCTCTAAGGAGTACATAGCAAAAAACGGAAATGGAGCATGCACCGCTTATAAAAAGAAAAAAGGAGAAAAAACGCCGGAGGTAGTAAAAGAAACTCCTAAATTTGAAATAACTGAAGACACAAAAACTGATTTTAAACCAATCGTCAAGGAAGAATCAAAAAAAGAAGAACTTACATTTAATGTGCTAGGTGGACAAAAAAACTCTAAGGTAAGCATAGGCGGAACAATACCAAAAGTAAACTTATCTCTTGGGACTAGGAGCGGTGGAGGCGGAGGGTGTCCATCTGGAAAAAACTGTAGAGGAGCAACTAACAAAGCAAAATGAAAAAAATTTGGGAATGGTTAAGCGGTAACGTTATCAAAGAAGTTGGTAACGTTATTGACAAACTAACAACTACAGACGAAGAAAAGCTTTTAATAAAAAAAGAAATTCAAGTTATAGTTGAAAATGCCGCAGCTAATGCAGAAGACCAAATAACAAAACGCTGGGAATCGGACATGACATCTGATTCGTGGCTTAGTAAAAACACGCGTCCTATGGCGCTTATATTTTTATCGTTTATGGCTATAGCTTTTATATGGGTTGATAGTCATCACGAAATATCTTTTACTGTAGAACAGGAATGGATAGAATTATTAAAACAACTATTAACAACCGTATACGTGGCCTATTTTGGTTCACGTGGTTTTGAGAAATATAAATCAATAAGTAATAAATAAAAAATGGGACAATACTCAATAACAGCCGGGACATTCGGCAAAGCTTTAGCGGTTACACCAGTAGCTATCGGCGCCCTAGATTCAAGATCTGCTTGGGAGTTTGAAAATCAATCAGGAAATTTAGGCAATAATTATACAGGATCACAAATATATGTTGGAGGTGCAGGAAATGTAGATGTTATATTAGCGGGTGTTGTTGGAGCACAAGATACCGTTACTGGTTTAAATTTAGCACCAATTTTCCCTGCAAACCCATCTTATCCTGGATTTTCAGGGGGTACGGGTTATACTACAGGGGTTGGTTTAGCAACGTCAGTTACTAGCTTAGTTCATAAATCCCCTGCTAATCAGCCGGCGGGTTTAACAGTAGATATAACAGCAAATGTTATGGCAACTGTTGGAACTGCAGGTTTAAATTATACCAACGGAGCGTTTACTGTTACTGGTGGAACCGGATTAACAGGTACTATCAGCGTTAATGCTGGAACTGGAGCTATAGAAACTGTAACCATAACAGATCTTGGTACAGCGAACCCTTCTGACACTTTTGAGCCACAAGGAAGAGGAGGCGATGGAAATGGTACAATAGTTGTCCAAAGCTTAGGGGAAGTTACTGCTATAACAATTAATGCGGCAGGAACTAATTATTCCGTAGGAGATATTTGCACGGTAACTCAAGCTGGAAGTGATGGAAATTGCACGTTTGCAATTGCAGCTGTTGAAAGCTTATTGCCAGCAGTTGGTAATGTTGTTCGCTTTACAGCGGTTCCAACAGGAACTATACTGCCAGCAGCGGTTTCTTACGTTATAAGCTCAGGTGACGCAACAGGTTTAGTAGCGCTAAAATAATAATAAAACACGTAACTATATCAATATAAACAATTAAATTAAATCAAATTATGAGTAAAGTAAAAGAAATGGTAAAAGCAATGATTACTGAAGAGCAGTTAAAAACTATTCAAGATCAACAAAACAAATTAAATGAAGGGTTAAGAACACTAGGAGTATTAGATGTTCAAAAACAAAGTCTTCACGGGCAGATAGCTGAGTTATCTAAAGAGATTGAAGCTACTAAAAAAGAGCTAGAAGATGAATATGGTCAAGTAAATATTGACTTAAAAGATGGTTCTTATACTGAGATCGAAAAAGAAGATGACAAATAATATAAGAAAAATCAGCATAGGTTCTGATTATAAAACTGATGCGATGCATTATTCAGTTGGCCAACAAGTTTATGGAGGTCATGAAATATCGCATATTTTATTAAATGAATCTGATGGTTCTTATAATATTCACATTAAAAAAAACAACGAGGTTATGCCATGGAAGAAATTCAACTCTAACATGGCTATCTCTGTTGAATATGATCTAGAGTATTGAAAAGTATATACGACTTTATTGTAGAACCAGTAGGAGAAAAATACAGTAATAAAGTTAAGGTAGGAAACAAAGAGTTAATTGTAAATACAAAAATTGAAGATTTTAAATTTGTAAATAGATTAGCTAAAGTAATCCAAACGCCTAAAGCTTTAAATACAGGTATTGAAATAGGTGATATAATTGTTATACACCAAAACGTGTTTAGAGTATTCTATGACATGAAAGGAATTAAAAAGAAAAGCAGGTCTTGGTTTAAAGATGATTTACATTTTTGTGCTATAGATCAAATCTATTTATATAAAAATAAAGAAGGTTGGCATTCATTTGGTGACCGCTGCTTTATAACTCCAATAAAAGACAATCAGTCTTTAACGCTAGATAAAGAGCAAAGCCTTATTGGTATATTAAAATACGGCAATAGTTCTTTAAAAGCACTCGGTATTAATCCCGGTGACCTTGTAGGTTATACACCTAACGGTGAGTGGGAATTTTTAATTGATGGCAAGCGTTTATATTGTATGAAATCTAATGATATTGTAATTAAATATGAATACCAAGGAAACGAAGTTGAATATAATCCAAGCTGGGCAAGTAGCAGTTGAGGAACTAATCAAAGTAGCTAAAGAAGCTATTGTTGATTCAGGAGACGATATCACGGCAGATAGATTAAAAAATGCGGCAGCCACAAAGAAACTAGCTATATTTGATGCTTTTGAAATATTAAGTAGATTAGAAGCTGAAGAAGCTTTGTTAAATGAAAAACCTAAAGAAGTAAAAGAAGAAAAATCTTTTAGAGGTTTTGCAGAAGGAAGATCTAAAAATGTATAAGCAAACTTTATATAAAGTCTTAAAAGACTACATAAAACCTAAAGTTCTTAACAGAATGAATAGGTATAAAAAATGGGATTATGGTTATAACAAAGAACATGATTTAATAGTTATAAGCAAAACAGGTGAGATAGGCGAGATATATGAAATACAAAATCTTGTAATTGCTTTGCCTAAAGTAAAAGATGTTGTTGAATTTGAAAAAGACAGATGGACTTATACACCATACCCAAAAGAATTAAATAGAATTAAATCTGTGTTTGACTGGGAAGAATACCCGTTAGACTTTAAAGAAAAATGGTATGACTATATTGACAAAGAATTTACAAGGCGTGAAGAAGGCTTTTGGTTCACTAACAAAGGTGTTCCTACTTACATTACTGGCACTAATTATATGTACCTGCAGTGGTCCAAAATTGACGTTGGGCAGCCGGACTTTAGGGAATCAAATAGATTATTCTACATTTTCTGGGAAGCTTGTAAATCAGACACACGGTCTTATGGAATGTGTTATCTTAAAAACCGTCGATCAGGCTTTTCATTTATGTCCTCAGCTGAATCGGTCAACCTTGCTACAATATCCACGGATTCACGGTACGGAATATTGTCCAAATCTGGTGCCGATGCTAAGAAGATGTTCACAGATAAAGTGGTACCAATATCCGTTAACTATCCATTCTTCTTCAAACCGATACAGGACGGGATGGACAGGCCCAAGACCGAGCTTGCCTACAGAGTCCCTGCCTCCAAATTTACCCGTAGAAAACTTGATTCCAATCAAGCCATTAAAGAAATTACCGGTCTGGACACCACCATCGACTGGAAGAACACCGGCGATAATGCCTACGATGGGGAGAAGCTCAGGCTCCTCGTCCATGATGAAAGCGGGAAGTGGGAAAGGCCCAACAACATCCTCAACAACTGGCGTGTTACGAAAACCACCCTTAGATTAGGTAGTAGAGTTATTGGAAAGTGTATGATGGGATCAACATCAAATTCACTTGAAAAAGGAGGTGCAAATTTTAAAAAGCTTTATGACAACTCAAATGTTACCCAAAGAAACGCCAATGGACAGACTCGCTCAGGACTCTATTCTTTGTTCATACCTATGGAATGGAACTACGAGGGATACATTGATTCTTATGGCTTACCTGTATTCAACACACCAAAAAAAGAAGTTGAAGATCCCCACGGAATAAAAATAACACAAGGGGTAATAGAATATTGGGATAATGAAGTAGAAGGATTAAAGTCTGATCAAGATAGTTTAAATGAATTTTACAGACAGTTTCCAAGAACAACAAAGCATGCGTTCAGAGATGAAAGCAAACAATCTTTATTTAATCTAACTAAAATATATGAGCAAATAGATTTTAATGAAGATCTTAAAAATTCTATAAATATAACACAAGGAAGTTTTCAATGGGAAAACGGGCATAAAGATACTAAAGTAATATTTGTGCCAAATAAAGATGGTAGATTTTTAGTTAGCTGGGTTCCGCCTGCAAATTTGCAAAATAAAAGATATATAAAAAATGGTAGTAATCATCCTGGTAATGAGCATTGCGGAGCATTTGGTTGTGATCCATACGATATATCGGGCACTACAGATGGTAGAGGATC